CTCAAACTGGAGAACAAAAACAGTTACGAGCTAAACCTCAAATATTTAGAATGCGAGGTAGACCCAAACTTTTGGCACAAAGCGGAGATGGAGATATTGCTATTGATATTACAGACTATGAAGACATTGATACTTGTTTTTCTATGTTGCTTAATCAGTTGCAGTATTATCTTACTGTTTTGCGCAACACCCCGTATTGTAGAAAATCATTGCGAACATTTTTAAATTATGTAAGAGCTTACCGTCAATGTTCACAAGCAGTTCATATTTTGTCTAATGTGGAGCCTTGTCCTATAGTTAGAGTTGATTCAAATTATAATTTAATGGCACAATCTGGAGAGGAGAATTCTGATCAAACTACATATCAACAAAAATTAACAACATTTGTTGAGGATTCAGAGGTACATGATTCCACTCCAGATTCTTCTGACCCCCATTTCAGATCATATCCGCCCCCATCTATGGAGGTTGATTTAGAGAATTTTATAAAAAGACCTTATCCAATTGCTAAATTTTCGTGGCTAAGTACACATACAATGGGGTCCCAAATATATTTATATAATGATGCTGCTAATCACAACCCATTGTATATCCCAGACTGTTATAATACTATATTGTATTGTAAATTAAAACATATACAATATTGGAGACCAACGTTTGAATTAGAAGTTAGAGTTAATGGTACTAATTTTCATTACGGTAGGTTATTATTTGCAGTATATCCTATACCAGCAGTTAATGATCCTGTTTATGAGAATTATTATAACGCATCCACTTGGCGGTGGTTTCAAGTTAATCCTTCAGCACATCAAACTGTTAAATTTGTGTTACCTTATGTACATTATCTCAAGAAACAATCTTTAACCGATAATGGAGAAAATTTGAGAAAATTGCGGCAGATGTGGGGTATTCGATGTTTTGTGACAGCACCTTTATCTTCAGCTCAGCAACTTAATGTAGCTCCAGTTGAGGTAGTATTATGGTTGCGAGTGCTGAATCCAAATTTTTCATCTTACACATTTGATGAACCTAATTTAGCAGCACAAAGCGGTGATGGACAATTGTTTGCACAAGGAGAGGAACAAGAAGCTAAGCAAGGAAAAATTGTAACAGATAATGATAAGTTTCCACCTTTAATGAGTGTAGATTTAAATGCAGTAGATAGTATAGTTACTAAGCTTGCATCTTTATGTAAAGCAGGTATGTCAATACCACCTACGTTAGAAGCAATTAAGAGTGTTCAAGATAAAAATATTATGACTGCTAGAGTAGATGATACCCCAAATACTCGTATTTTGGGGGCATCTCAAAGTGCTAGACTACAACATACCTATGCTGATGTTAATGGTTGCCCTAACGAAACTAATATTGTGAAGTTTTGTTCACATCCTTCGTTGGTTTTTGTTGGAAGAATAACTGCTCAGCAAACACCAGGTACTATGGTATATAAATTACCAATATCCCCATTATCTTTGACTTATACAGATTATCTTTTTGTACCTGAGCCAGGAACGTATTGGCCTACTCCTTTGGGATATACTGCTAGATTGTTTAAATATTGGCGAGGTTCTTTAAAAATACATTTTTCATTTATTGCATTTCTTTTCATTCAATGAAATTACGTATAGCTTGGGTTCCAAAACCAGGTGATACTTTAAATTATCCTGCTACCTTAGATTTAGAGCAAACTTCAAATATACTTAATGAACTAGTGGATATTAATAAACAAACTGAATATTCTTTTATAATTCCTTGGGATTCAAATTTTGACTACCTTGATATGGATAGTAGTCAGACTGGTCAGTTTACTAATGGTTGTTTATATTTACAGGTGGTGAATACTTTAACTTCTAGTTTTGATACCCCATTACCAATATATTTTCAAGTTTTTGTTAGTTGTGCAGAAGATTTTCAATTTGCAGGTCCTAGAACATCACATACTGCAATATATGGAGTACCAGACTATGATAATCCTGCGCCTACATCATCAGCTAAAATGTATGCACAGAGTGGTGATACAGGAGATTGTGAGCTACCTTCGTCTTCATATAAATGTCTTAAGAAAGTTAAATACAAACCTTTTGGCGGAACATCACGACCTTATAGGTTAGGACGAGTGGCTATGTCTTATGAGATCACAGATTTTAAACAACTAGCAAATATGTTGACTTTAATAGATGAGCAACATATGGATGCTTTGTCTGGCGTTGCATATGATGTAACGCCTATGGGAACTTGGAAAAGAGGTGCAAATGACCATATGTGGGATTCTTATTTACCACACATATTAGCTGTGTTCAGATTTTGGGCTGGGTCAGTTAGATTTGCAATAATACCGCGTGGTGGTGCATTGAATCAGTGGAGAAGTACGCTGAAATTAGGATATTCGCAAGTTAATGATAGTTTCTATAGAACACCAGATGAAGTTTTTCATTTTTCTGCAGAGGGCGAATATTTAGGACTTAATTCATTGGTTAAAGCAACTCACGATCCTGTTGACCTTACTATACCTTATTACGCTCCAGTGTCATGTATACCAATAAATTCAACATTACGTCTGCCAGGAGTTACTGTTCCAACTATGAATATCATACTGGCTAATGGTGAAGTTGAGCAAATACTCAATGTTTATATGGGAGCAGGAGATGATGTTATTTTTGGTTACCAGGGCGGAATACCACGATGTAGATTGCCAACCACAGCTAAGAAATCAAACATTGAAATCATTCGAAATGTAATTAATGATTATTATTTTTGGTACATACCAAAGGGTAAAGATCTTAAAACCGATCCTGGTCTTTGGTATCATATAGTTGGTGATCAATTGAAATCTATACAAAACCCTTGGAAGGATAAGGGTGGTGCCAAACACGCTATGGCATATGGTTTCTTTAAAGACACACTTAAGATGTGGGATTGGAACGAAGCAAGAGATGGAGGAATAGTTATAACTGATTCAGATATAATATATCCACACTTGCTTAAAACTTTTAAAACATTAAAAGTTTGGAATGATACGAAAGTTGACATGTCCCAGTTGAATACAAATATAAATATACCTTGATTTTTAAAATACTAAATAAAAAGTTTGCAAAATATATAAAAATAGTAAAATAATTTAAAAATATAATATAATATAACATTGCCTTTTTGACAGGTCCAATCGACTATCGGTGAAACTACGTCCCATGGCTGCCCACATCAAGCCTAAATTTCGGATGTGGGGTGGTCCCTATTGTTAAGGAAGAGGCGAGAACGCAGCCTTAATGAGATCAGCATGGGAATACGTAATCTGGTTACGTTCTGGACGGTTAAATATGGAATCGCTGTAGAATCAGCCGTTGCGAAAACCCCGTCGCTTCGTGTTCTAAGTTTAGGTCAGATTTAGAGTGGTCTGATTTAGGGTTTGTAGGCGACACGCCGAAATCACTTTAGAGAGCGCCCATGAAGTGTCTCCACGTAAGTACATTTTGCCTAAGTGTACCCAGGTGCGAGATAGATAGTGATGAGTTCTCGAACGCTAGACGAAAAGCCCTCGCCTGTGCGACCGGCAACCCAGGTATGCCATACTATTGGGAGATAGCGTAACGCAGGAAAACCCAACTATGAATTCTAAAACATTAGGCAACCAAAACAATTATTTACACAAAAAAGTTCAAGAAAAAGATGAAATTGAGAATCTGATCGCGCAGCTTGCACGACAAAAAGACCAGGGAGACAGTAAGACTACAATGTCCCGGCCTGTATCGCGTGATGCTTGGTGTAAGCATGGATGGATCGACATTCCAAAGTTTTATAAAAATTTTTATAGTATCTCTAAAGGTCAACAATTTAGAGAACTACAGACGGCAATAAGATATGTAGATGATGATTGGTTGAAAACATATACTATGAATACAGGAAAGGATTATAAATGGTTGGTCAATGTTTATGTTTGGTTTAAAGTTAAAAGTTCTATTACTATGCCCACTAAAACTACTCGTGGTTTTAAATTTAATAACTTAGTAGAAAAGAGGAAAAATAGCTCTAAGTTTGGTGGAGAATTAGATTATGAGAAGGATGGAACGTTACGTGCACAAATGTTGGAAGAGATTACATCTATTCCAAAAAATATGAATACATTTTTTAAAAAAGGTGTGGACACGTTAAATACCATGACTAGTACTTCAAATCGAATTGACTCTATTTGCGATGTTGTGGAAGAATTAATGCAAAAAGTTAATAATTCTGTCAATTTTGCAGTTGGAGCTTTTAAGAGTTATATGCCTGTAATACACTTTGTTATTAAAGTAGTTGCTTTGGGGTATATGTTAACAATACCTGAAAATCGTACACCAATGGTTATTGCTGCACTATTGACTATTATTCTACCATCAGGAGATGGTAGCGCCTTTTTGACGAGGTGCCTGAGTCGAGTTGTCCAAGGGATATATCAGTTTGTAGCGCATGAAGAACCAGATACAACAGGTATTATACAAACCTTTTTTCAAATGATAAAGAATTTATTACAAACACTTTTTGCAGATATACCAGCTGAGGTATTTAAGGTGATGTCTATAGACGTTAAGAAACTTAAAGTAATTAGCGACACTATTCGTAGTGTAACAACAATAGTGGATTTCTTTGTAAAATTGTTGGATAAGTTATTTACATTAATAGGAGATAAGATTTTGCAGTATTATGGAATATTGCCATGGTTTATGAGAGAAGATCGTATTACACCTTTAATTGATGAGTTTACTCATATAAAACTGGAAAATTTAGATAAAAAATGCCAAACAAATAAACATGCTGCTAAGCGAGTCATTGAATGTTATCATAATGTTTTAAAGTTTGAGAGTTCATATATAAGACAAGTTGGAAAAGGTACATCGTTGGAAAATGCAAAGATTTTACCATTTGTACGTGTAATGTCACGACATTTAGAGGAAGCAGTAAAACATATTCCAGAGCATTTGAAAAATGGTAAAAATCCGCGTAGAATAAAGCCTTTTTGGGCATATATCTATGGGGATCCTCGAGTAGGTAAAACATCTTTTTTCCAGCCTTTGTTGATTAACGCTTTAGTTAAAACACTTCAAATTCGAGAGGAGTATCAAGATTATGCTGAGTATACGTATTTTAGAAATTGTGGTGATGAATACTGGGAAAAGTACGCGGGTCAACCTGTATTGTGGTATAATGATTTATTCCAGAATTTTAGGGATGAACAAGCTATGAATAATGCTGTAATGGAATTGACAAATGTCGTTGATGATAATTTATACTGTTTAAATATGGCTTTTGAGGAAAAAGGGGCAGTGTTTTTTGACTCTGAATTGGTTATATCTAATGCACAATGTGACATGATTGGGTTAGGCGCTATTGAAAATCTATGTTTATCTGGAGGGACTCACCTGCGAGCTCGGCGAAATGTAGTATTAGAATTTTGTTTAAATTTTCAATACAAGACTAAAGAAGGATTGATTGATTTAGCTAAAGTAGCATCTGCCATTAATGGAGGTGTAGAATGTATAGCTGGTAGTGTACCAATTGATATGTACAGTGTGATATTTCATGACCCAATGGGCGGTCATGTAATGAAAGAATTACCCTTTTTATCTGCTGTGAAAGAAGTATGTTTAATGGCAAAGAATTATAAAGATAAACAAACAACATTTAAAGACAGGTTGTACCAGTATTATGAAGATTCATGGAAAAATGATTTATTTGCAATGGCAGGAGATGGTGATGAAAAATCGGTTCCTCCTCCAACAACAGTGAACCTTAAGCGTAGAGTACCTAAAAAATGTGAGTGCGAACCTAGTCGTTTTAAAAATTGCCGTTGTGACGTATTTATTGTTCAAGCTGCTACTATGTTTCGGGAAGATAGGATTGGATTTGATCTAAACGATAATGAGCGATTTCAAAAAGCTCGAGGTCAGTTTCTAGAACATCACACTGAACATATTGATTATGATGGTGCGTATGCTTTTTGTAACAACATATTGCAGGAAATACAAGGAGAAGTGCGAAGATTTCGTCCAAATGAATTTGACAATGACTTACATAGTGGGGACACGTTTTATGATGCAGTTGAAGAAATACACGATTATTATAAGGTGTGTGACCAAATAGATTCTTTATTACAACGGATGACTGGAGAGAGATCTCGTTATCGTATAAATCGATCTTATCACGAAAATAATGCTAATGGATTCATAGAGCATTTTATAGCAGTCAACCGAGATTGTGATGATGATGTGATAGGACGAGTATCTATTTGTGTGGAACTAACTAATGGTCAAGCATTTGATAGACAAACCCAGCAGATGTTACATGCAAATTTATGGACTAAATTTAAACACTATGCATATCAAGCCAAAAAAGATTTTTTCTCGCATTTGGAACAATGTGTTAATAAATATCCTAATTTGGTATTTTTTAGTGTTGCAACATTAGTATTTACTGTCTTACAAACAACATCTACGATTATGAAATATAAAAGTGATAAAGAGATCTTTACTAATATGACAGAGACGCAAACTAAAATATATGAACAATATAGTAAGTTAAATCCACAGGAATTTGATGATTGGATAATGGCGCAATATAAGTTTGTACCTAATATAAATTATGAAGAATATTTGCGATATCAAAAAGAAAAGCAAAATATAGAATTGAATATCGAAACACCGAAGGTAGTTGCTAGTGTTGCTGCTTCACAAACTGCAGAAGGAAAGACACAAAGAAAAATACCTCAAGCTAGACGTGTGAAACAAACAAAGCCAAATACTCAGTCTTATGAACAACAAAATAGAGATATTGAACAACATGTTGCCACTCATATTTGTAAAGTGGGAGCAGAAGTTAAGCACGATGGAGCAGATATAGATATGAAGTTTTTTGGAACTGCACTTAATGTAGGAGGGGATGTTTTTATAATACCAAAACATTTCTACACACGTTGGAAAACATTTTATGAATTATATTCTGAAAAAGGTGACCAATTTCGAGTGTATTTCCAATGGACGCCAGTTATGCGGCAGTATGTCGATTTTGAAGAAGTTAAAGTATGGGATTCCGATTATAATCATCATAAAGATTTAGTTTTTGTTCAAGTTCGTAATATGGTTCAAATGAAGCATATGGCAAAATTTTTTGTTAAAGTTACTGATGATCCAATATTGTATGAATCTTATTTATACGGACTGCGAGTTGGCGATTTTAATCCTAGTTTAATGCAAGTATCTGGGTGTCATCGTAGAGATACTATATATACTCATGGTGGAAGAACAGACCCTGTGTATGGTATGAATATACCGGACAGAGATATTGTGTTACCTGATTGTTACCATTATGAAAGTAGTTATACATTAGCTGGAGATTGTGGATTGGTTTTATTTAATACAGATTCAAAATTGAATTGTCGTAAAATAATGGGCATTCACACCGCAGGAAGTATAGTTAATGGTGTTGGAATAACATCTCCTGTATATCAGGAAGATGTATTAGAAGCAATAGATTATTTTGCACGGGAAAGTGAACCACTTGATGTACAATCAAGTGAGTACATTGGGGGAGATATTACATCTAAGATAGAACAACAACTTAGAGATACAGGTATTTCAGTAGTTGGCGGTTCAGGAGTATTTGTTCACCCAGTAACAGGCAAAGCTAAGAAGATCAAAATGACTATTCCTAGTGAAACAAAGATTTCTAAAAGTGTTATGCACGACATAATGGAAGAAGATTTTGGACCAGCAAAAACAGCCCCTGCTATACTAAAACCAGTAGCTCAGGGAGAAAGTAAGATATATCCAATAGTGAAAGCTGCTTCAAAAATGGCTAAAATTGGACCTGTTATTAAAAGATCAGAAATAGATCCTGTTGTTAAACATATGGAATGTACTTTTAGAAATCGGCGCAATAAATATGGTCCTCCTAGAATTTTAACTAATCATGAGGCTATTAATGGATTTGGAAGTCTGAAACAATTAGATATGAGTACATCAGCTGGCTTCCCGTATACATTAATAGATGCCACAAAAGGCAAGGTCCCATTTTTTGAGTTAGATGAAAAGACACATACTTATAGTATGAAAGCATATGTGGCTCAACAATTTAATGAGAGAGAACAATTGGCAAAACAAGGTGTAATTAAAGAAGTTGTATTTGTTGATACATTAAAGGACGAAACACGTCCTTTGGAGAAAGTTGCTGCTATTAAAACGCGACTATTTCAAGTGGCGCCAGTGGATTATAATATGATGTTAAGAAAATATTTCGGATGGTTCATAGCGGTTTGCCAAGATAATAGCATTGATGGTGAAATTGCAGTTGGAATTAATGCAAATAGTTATGAATGGACATTGTTAGTTAATCGGCTATTATCTATGGGTAAGACTGTAGGAGCTGGTGATACAAGCAATCACGATGCATCATGTATTCAACAAATATTAATGGAAATAGTACAAGCAATTAACGCTTGGTATAATGATGGTGCTGAAAATGCTAGAGTTAGGCGTGTGTTGTTTGCTACTTTCTTGAACTCATTGCATATAATAGAGGATTTAGTTTACAGGATGTTACAAGGAAATAAATCAGGAATTACATTAACAACAATAGTGAATTGTTTGATGGAGATGTTTATAGTGCGACTGACTTTTCTCCGCAAGTTTGGTACTCTCGTAGATTTCTCAAAAAATATAAGTTCCACAATTTATGGCGATGATATTGTGAATGCTATATCAGATCGAATTGCAAATATACTTACGGCTAAAGATTTTGCTGATGTGTATCAATCGTTAGGATTTGATTACACAACTGTTGATAAAAGTGGAGCAAATGAAACATATTACACAATTGATCAAATAACTTATCTTAAACGAAAGTTTATTTATGATGAAAATTTAAATTTGTACAAGGCGCAGTTAGACCATGATGTGATATATGAAATTTGTAGATGGTCTGAGTCTGATCCAACAAATATGGAAGATCAACTGAACCGAATCAATAGTTGTCTTTTAGAATTATCAAATTACAACAAAGTGGAGTTTGAGATGTTTCGAAATAAGATGATTGAATATTGTACCATTCTCCGTGGCAGGGGATTGGTTATTGATATCACAAGAATTTTTGATTGGATGTACTGCCACAAAATAAAATACCCACATATTTTTAAATAATATTGTGGGTGGGTTGCTATTGACCCTATCGAAAGATTAAACAAGAATTTATTTAGATTATTAGAACCTGAGGGATATTTAATCAATAGATGTGTTGCATGATATTTCACATCTACCCATCCTCACTAGGGGGGCCCTCTTTATAATATT